GCCCCTGCCTTTGCAAATCTATCTAACTGCCCCTCATCACTTCGAGTTTCTACAGGGTTAACTGCTGATAGCTCTGCAGTTTGTCTCTCTTGCAAGGCTTTCGCTTCTGGATTTCCTTCTAAAATATTGGCTCTTGCCCTGGCTTCGATAGCTTCCTCTTCTTGCTCTTTTCTTATTCTTCCTTCCGCTGCATTGACTTTCTTTATCCTTTCTGCCTGCTCTGGCGACATATTTGTAATGTCAACATTCCTGCTAGAGCTTGTTCCTGCTGGTCTTGATTGAACTCTTGTTACCTCTCTCTGTCCCACTACTCCTTGTCCAGCGTTAACAACATTAGGCAAGTTGAAAGCTTCTCTCTCTTCTCTAGCCCTAACATTTCTAGTTCTTTGTGTATTGTTTGTTTTCCTTGCCATTATTGTCTATCTGCTGCTGGATTTAATTCGCTCATTTGCATTCCACCCATGACGTTGGTTTTCTGCTCTGTGTCTCCGATTAGTTCTGCCATTGTTGTTGGTGCATTGAATGTGACTTCTAATCTTAACTGGCTCCATATCTGCCTTTTAAGATATAACTGACGCTGAGCAACAAGCTGCTCAAACGCCAGGTATATTGTCCTTGATTCGCTTCCCGTGCCTTGTTCTCCGCCGCCTGGGACTATCTGTGGAAGTCCAACAGCTCGGTAGAATTTGTTTCTCAGTTCATCTCCCCAGTCCATTAAAATTTGTCCTGGTGAAATAGAAACAACTTCCCATGTTGCGATATTTTCATCATCGGGGACAAACAAGTCTCCATACTTTTGCCTTACTGTTCTTACTCTTGTTACAAAATTATCTATCTTTGTCTGGTCGTCTGTTTTTATTTTCCAGATAATAAACGGCACCGCCTGATAAGCCATTACTGATTGCATTATCTCAAAGCGTTTTTCATCAGCTAAAATAATCTTTTTTAATTTATCATAAATGCTGATGCCGTGAATCTGGTCTGCAATCCTATTGTATGAGAGATGAAATATCTCTTCAGGCTTGTACGTCTTTACTATTTCCTTTTCATTTGTTCTCGACATCTGCTCGTAAGATGTTATTCTTCCTTCATCATTGACTATTATTTTCATTGTACCTGGATTTAATGGCTTTAAGTTTACGATGATATTATCGACTTTGATTATCTGAGCATAGGCATCTCCTCCCGCCATGCTTGTTACATCCATATTGAATATGATGTCATCCCATGTGTCTTTCCCCCATCCTGTCAGATTGTTAAGGATTATTGTTGTTCTTGAGTCTGCAGTCCATCCTTTGCCTGTGTTCCAAATGCCCTTCATCAATAAAGCGTTCTGATATTCCCCTACATTTACAAAGGCACCATATTGCTCTTTCCATTTTGTGTTCTGCCACTCTGTCCTCTTTCCAGTCACTCCATCGGTGTCTGCGTTGCCTATTGTGAATACTGGTTTACCATAATCCAGCACTGTTGTTTTATTTATGTCGACTACCATGTTACTTATCAATCCTCAAAGGCACTAAGACTTTTAAATATGTAGGATATGTGCTCGCAGGCGTAATGACTGTTCCGTTTCTACTGGAGGGGTCTATTCCAAGATAAATGCTTGTTGCAGCTGCTGCCGTTGTTGTCCAAGCCATATTTAATCTTAATTTCTCGTCTGGGTTAACTAAAACTGGCGTTGTGATAGTGGCGACGCAAGTCATTGTTTCAATTGTAGTTCCTGCACTTACTCTGGTAAAAAACTGTTCAGCATTTATTATTGTGACAATGTCCGAAGCCGTACCCGAAGAATCCACTTTCTGCAGTTTTATCGTTGCTGTCCCCGTTCCTGCGTTTGTTGTAACTATGGCTCCTGCAAAATATAAAGTTACATTTCCTTTTACTAAAACAGGGCTTCCGAAAGCCAAAGTATCAAAGTTAAGAGTGACGCTCCCAGCTCCTCCGCTTATTATTTGCAAGTCTCCTGCATTTCCTGTGGCACTTAGTGAAGTACTAGCAAGATGATATGTGCTTCCTCTAGCCATGAAAGCGTCGTATTCAGCTATCCCTATGCCTGATGCAATATCCAAAAATGTATAATTGACAGCTGCTGGTTCTTGCGGAGCCGGATAGACTTGAGGTATCATAAGCCTAATTTCTCCAGTTTTTCCATAGCCTTATTAAATTCATTATCATTAAAATTCATTATTTGGCTTTGTTCAAATCTGGAGTAATAGCCTTTACCGTCGTAATTTGCAATTATCTGCCCAGCCTTTGAAGCAACGATATGCGAAAGCAATCCTTTCTTAGCATCTGACAGAGATGAGTAATTAGTAATCCAGTCTATCCCAGTCAACGCACAAATTAAATCTTCTACCCGTTCACCGATAACCACTCTTTCTGCTGCAGATAAACCTGCACTTGCACCCACGCCTGCCGCTTCATCTATGGCCGCTGCCGTTGTTAATGTTAACGCCATGTCTGCCTCACTTGCTCAATTTTATCTATTAATAATTCAATCATCTCGCCTACTGCGAAAGCCTCTTTCGTTATCTCTGTTTTTTCAGCCTCGCCAAGTTTAGTTTTGTCTGCAGTGTATTTTTCCTTGAAGCGTTCCATAGTATACTCTGGTATACTGAGTAAATAAAGTTTACGCTGCCCAAAGGTCTAAGGATTTTTCCTGCACTGCAAGCCAGGCAGCTCTTATTAAGCCCTCAGCAATGTGGGTATCATTACCATAAATCATAACTTCGTCGCTATCTTCCTTGTATTCCATCTGACAAGAACGTAGAGATACTTTTATGTCTTCATCTGCTAAGAGCTTTATTTTACCCTGGTGCATAAGGCTTTGAAGGTTAAAATACATCTGTTCTTTGAGCAGGGTCTTCTTCTTCTGACTTTCTTTAAGTTGTTTTGTCCTCACATCCACAAGCCTTGTCGCATTATTCAGGTCTTTTACTTTTTCTTGCATTGAGCGTTCCATCATTAACATATCTACAACACCGCTTCCTAAGCCTCCCCCATCAATACCCATTTTCTTAAAATTATAAATTGAATGCAATTGCTTTACCTTGTCCACTGTTTGCGGAATGGTGAGCTCTTTATAAACAAAACTCTCTACTTGCATCATCCTATTCGGATTTGCAGCACTAATTATCTGCAATGTTGTCGGGTCTGTCGTTCTTCCCACATCAACACCCAGATAGAGCTTTCTCTTTTCTGCGTCTCCTCTGAATAACACACATGAATTTGCAATTAATTCGTCTGAAAAAACACTGTCGAGATCTTCGATAAATTCGCCCATGTATTCCTGCCTAAATTGCTTCTCAGTCATCCTCTGCTGCTCTTGTTTCAAATGGTTTAATGCATCCTCTCTTCTCCATTCCTGCCATGTCTTGCTTATTGGCCTATTTTTAATCACTTCCAAACTATTAACATGAAAAACCTTGAAATGCCCTGTCTTGTTTTCAAAAGCATTCCAGAAATAACCTTGTCTACCTTTCGGCGTGCCTGTTAAAGATATAAATCCACCCGTTGTTAAAAGCATGGGTGTAACAGCAGTCATTACATCATCGCCTACGGCCTGGCATTCATCAACAGAAAGCTTATGAATTGTATAGCCTCTTATTCCCTCGCCTGCTAAACCTGTGGGCTGGCACATAATTCTTGATGGTTTCTGTCCTTTCTTCTCAGGCATTACCCAAACACTGTGTTTTAATGGTTTTAATTTGCCTTTTCCTATCCTTTTTGGATATTTTTCAAGCAGATAATTGAGCGTTTTTATCAGCAATTCTTCGCTTTGTCGCTGTGTCTTGCTAATAATTAGGCAGTTAGTTCCAGGGTTATTTGCTGCAAATTCAGCATTATCATAAGCAGAACACTCGCTTTTGCCTGTTTGTCTTCCAGCTACTAGAACTTTATGCCCTTTATAGTTAATGAAATCCTGCTGCCAGGAATCGAGTGCAATCATTTTTAAAGTGGGCTTCTCTGGGCCTTCAATATTTGCTCTTCAGCTACAAGCATTAGAACTTTATTGATTTTTATGCTGTTCTCTGCTGCTTCAAGCTCAGACTTCGCACTTTCTTTAATTCTAGTCCAAAGTGCTTCATCTTTAGAGACAATTTTCACATCTCCTTCTTTTAGTTCAGTCATATGTTACCTCCTTGTGACAATCTTTGCATAGGCATTCCAGCTTTTCTACAGGCACTAATAATTCCTTAAATATCTCTTTTTCTACTTTATCCCAATTCCCTATGCCTTCTTTATGATGAACTTCAATTTTAACCTCTCTTCCTACTGCCTGACTTCCCTTTTTATGACATCTCTGGCAAGTATTTTGATAATGTTTGATAGCAGCATTGCGTTCATTGCTTCTAAGCCACATCATCCTCAAAGCAGACCTTACTTTACTTTTAGAACTTCGCATTATTGTTAAAATTACTCAATCTTTATATATTTTTAGTTAAAAT